CCAAACCAATACATCCCCAACAAATCCTGTTATAGCACTTAATTCTGGAACTATATTTGCTTTAGCATTTACAGTTAAGCTGCCAATAGCTCCAGTTGCTGCAACGCCGTCAACATGTACGTTATTAACCAAAATAAAGGTTGGTGTTCCTACAGCGCCTGATGATGCTAGTCCTGATACTGATATGTTGTTGTTAGTAACTAAAGATGTGGTGCCAAGAGCTAATGTGCTTTCAAATCCTGTTACGGATATGTTATTAACCGTTGAAAGGGTTATCGTTCCAAGAGCTGATGTTGCTGCTAATCCAGTAACGGATATATTGTTGACTGATGTTGTGGTTGCTGTACCTAGTAAACTTGCTGCTAAAACACCTGTTGGTGTGACGTTTGCTTCGGCTTGTATAACTACACTTAGAGAACCTAAAGTAGCTGTTACACCACCTACAGAAGCTATAGCTTGGGCATTGACTGCCGCAACGGGAGTTCCAGTTGTACCTGCAGCGGGTGCAGTTGGCTCTACTGGTATTGAGCCTTCACCAAAACCTAACTGGCCCCAGGTACCTCGACCCCAACCGTTTAGGAAATCAGCCATTTTAGGCTATACGTATAATTGCCGTAGACGCTGCTTTTGCTGGAAATACTACTGTAAAATCACCTGCGGTAGAAGTTTTATCTCCACCAAAATCTATAGTTGCTACTGATTTATCACCGTTTGTATCGTTATAAATCATACAGCCTCTTGCTGTAATTGTAGCTGTACTAAAGGTTAGATCATTAAAGTCTGTAACTGCTGTAGTTCCTGTAGCAGATGGTGTTACGTTGGTTAACGCAGAACCTCCTGAAGTATAGTTAGTACCACTAGCTTGTCCAGTCGTAGTAAAAGCAGTCGTAGTAGCTCCTAGAGTAGCTGAACTTGTATACAAAGCCAGTTTAAAACTGTTACCACTTGAATTAGTAAAGTTATGAGTTCCAGTTAAAAGCTCTACTTTAAAGCTTGTTGTCAGAGTAGATGTTATTGCCATATTAAATACCTTTAATTATTTTTGCTAAATCCTCGCTACCTTGACCAGATAAATCTTGAATTAAAGTAGCCTTATAAGATTTTAAAGCATTTTTAATATATATCAAACATACTTTGTATATTAGTTCTTGGTAGGCTCTTGCCTGAGCTTTAACATGCTCTTCATTATCGTCTGAAACTCCTACTATTTTTTCTGTTAGTTGCTTTGCCCAAAACTCTGGAGGATGGCCTCCGTACTGGGTTGTAGCAATTTCTACCATACCTAATTCAGGTAATCCATCTGGAGTAATTTTTATTACCATTTGTTAGGCTCTACAGGTTCATTTTTTTTTAGATGACTATCATTTCTATCTATCAAAACAGGTTCTTTTTCTTTTTCTGGCTTTTGATTTTTTACAACTTCACTACGATTCATACTTTGCAGATTGCCTTCATCATCAGATAAAACAATTAAAGGGTCGTCTAAACGATGATAGCCATATAACTTTTCTTCTGCTGGAACTGCTGCATCAAGCAAGTAACTTGACTGAGCTACTTCTACTTTCATTCCATCACTCATACATTTACTTAACCAAAATTCAGTACAGGCTCTTCCAGCTTCTGCAAAATATAAATTACCTTTATAACCAAAATCTACGCCAAACATTTGTAAATGTCCTATTTTATTGTATAAAGCAAAAGCTATTGCATAAGCAACGGTATTGTTAAGATAGTGACATCCCCATTCTTGTAATACTTCATTGATTGGATACTCAACTAGACCAGGACATCTTTCGTCTAGCTCACATGTATATATAGGTCCTTGATGTTCTTTTAATACTTTAGCCATACTATTAGTTTGGCCTCCTGCATCATCTGTATCTAAAAACCTAGATGGTGGATCCATCATAAAGACTCTATCATGGTATATAACGTCAGAAACTGCGTTAATTGCCCATACTTCATCAAATTGTGCGCCATGTGATTTTGCCATGCAGTAGTCAAACCAACTTCTGCCCATGCCAACAATGGCTACATTTTTCCCTTCAAGTTCCTTGATTGGATTCATACCTATCTCCTTTTGTTAAGTTAACTTACTTGCGAGCGGAGTGAGTCATATCGGTATTCATCTCGTCTACCTCTTGCCTCGGCTCGTTCTTTTATTCTTGATATTTCTTGCGAAAATCTATTCTCATAATTTGCTAATAAATCTGGCTCACCTTTCATAAAAGTGTGGCCTTCAATTAAGGATGCGTATAATAAAGCATCCCTAGCATTAACAGATAACCAGGTGCCTGATGTATCTGAAACTAAACTTGTTGGTTTGTATAAGTAATGTAATTCTACTGTATAGTTTGCATCTGGTACTGGGGCTAAAGCTATTGTTGATCCAGAACTGGAAGATGTAGAGTAAGCTTTATCATAATCTGCATAATATTTTGGCAGACCTCTTAAAGAAGTATCACTTAAATCTGGAGTGTACTCTTGCATAAAACTTGGATGTTTTTTTAACAAAAAATGATAATCGTTTGTTGTTGAATCTATAACTGCTAAAGAAAAGCTAAGAAGAAAATCATTTGGAGCTGTTAAAAATCTGTTTCCTGTTGTAACCGTACCTTGAACATTTTTACGAAATACATCTTCTTGAACTAAATTAAATATTCTATCTTCTGCATTTTTTACAAAATCAGCTATTGTTGAAACAAAAGTAGATTCATCATTGTTAAGATAGTTCTGAATTAATGTGCTTAGTTCTGAATAAGTCATACTGTAATTGTAACCTCTCCTAAAGATGCTGTCATTCTATAACCAGGTATAGGACTACCAATTATATTATCATTATTACTTAATATGTAGCCCTCACCAACTTCTACATCATTATTTGGTCTAGGCTCGTATAAAGCTTCTGGATCTGATATGGCTGGTTTAGGTTCTAGTTGAGGGTGTTTAGTTTCAAAACAATCTGGACAAGTTTTTAAATTATTCCATTCTTTTTTAAGATCTAATAATTTATATTCAAAACCACATCTATCACATAAAGCTCTGGCAAATTTTGCTGAAGCATAAGCCATTAACTGATATAAGGCCTAATTCTAAATGAAGCCCTATCCTCGTCTGTTGATGAAGCTCTTTCAAATTCTTCTTCATACATTTGTTTTAACATACCTGACTTTTCTGGAGCTTTCTTTACTGATATGTAATAAGCTAAACCAGCTGCAAAGCAAGGATAGAATCTAAAAGGCATATCCATAGTATTAATAGCCGTATCCGCATCATCCATTCTTACTAATTTATTAAACACTAATACATCTGTAGAGTTTTCTGGAGCTGGCCATATTTTTAAAACTGGTGCATTTTGTTTGTCTAAGAAAAACTGGCTAGGTCTTCCTGTTGTTGCTTTAACTGGAATATTAAGATATTCACTACGACTTAATCTTCTCATAGATAGATCAGTTGTTACGCTGCCCTCAGTTCTTCTAAGGTTACAATCTAATATATCTATTACGTTGGAGTTTAAAGTGTAAGTTAAAGTGTCTTTAGTAACAGTTTGAGTAGCTTCTTCTATAGTCCATTGATTTAAACCTCTATTAGCCCATTCAGCTAACATAAGGTTAATAGATCTTTTTGCGCTTACCAAATCATAACCAGTACGTAATTCAAGGCCACACCTTTCAAAAGCTTCTTCAACAAACTCAGTTACGTTTGGTTCAAAATTTGTACTACTTGATGTTGCCATAATTAATCTTCCTCTGGAGCATATAGGTTATCAAAAACCTGGTTTACATCTAAAGTATAATCTAAATCAGACTTGCTGTAATGAATATGTTGAGAAGGTTTAAAATCTGGAGCGCCCTCTCCTAACTCAAATTGAGCAGGTCTTGTTACTCTTACCCTATTATTTGGTAGAGCCACTATATTTCCTGTCCATTTTCCTGCGTCTAATAATTCAAGAACATGATTTTGTTTATGTTGAGCAGGATCATCAGATGTATCAGATTCTGTATAATCCACAGTAAAATAATATTTTGCAGGATAAAATTTTCCATCAATTTTAGCCATCCAGGGACAAGGTGAACAATTTTCTAATACATATATACTATGTGTGCGAGATGCACAGTCCCAGGGTTGAGCTGCCCAAACTTCCATAGGTTCAGCCCACTCTTCAAAAGGAGTATCCCCAACAAGAGCTGTTATAGGCATTCTTGCCCACATAGCCCCACCATGAACATTAGGTTCATCTGTATCGTAAGTTTCTGCACCAGTAAAAATTACTTGGAATGATAGACAGCGTTTTTGAATTGTTGTAACGCCAATAACCATAGCGTGTAAAAACTCACCATGATATTTTTCGTGATTATGTGTATATTCTTTTCTTACCCAACACTTGAAATAAGGAATGCTGCTTTGTAAATAAGCCATTTTAAGAACCTTTTACTTTTCCGCCTCTTTTATATCCTTTGGTTTTCATAACTCCACCTGTTGCCATGCCTTTAGGTCTTGCAACTCCACCAGTAGCGTATCCCTTAGTTTTCATAACTCCGCCACCCTTCATACCTTTTCTTTTTTTT